TGGGGTGACCATGAGGAAATCGCGTTACGCGATTTAGTGGAGCGCAAGGCCGCGCTTAACACTATCTCTGCCCAGAATCTAAGCATCTCAGAAGCCTTTAACAAGCAACTGGATGTAGGCAAGCCCTTCAAACCGAAGGTGCATCTCTCGCTCGACCTGAGCGAGGCGACGTACAACATACCGTTCGACGTCTTGGACCAAAACTGTGATATGTTTGGTTCCATCCTGGAAGACAACCCTGCTTGGGAGGTCCTCGAGGACGTTTTCCGTTCCCACGCACGTGAAGTTCACATGCACGACGTAGCCGAGCAAGGCTACTGGGACGGGCCGGACATAGTCATGTCCAACAACGGGTCATTCATGGGAGATTCTCTCTCATTCATGCACCTCACCGCGTACTTGCGCGCTGCAGTCTTTGCAACGGCAGGCAAGCGGTACAAACCGATTGGTCAATCAGTCGGTGACGACCTGGTCCTCCTCGGAATCTCCGAGGGGATGGCAGACCGGTTCAACGCGCTGATCCTCAAGACCGGCGGAAGGACTTCGAAATTCAACGCGAAGTCGCGGTACGGGATGACCTTTTGCGAGGCATTCGCGTACACCCCCCGTGATAGGGGGAAATTGTCAGAATACGACAAGGCCTCCGTTTTCGGAGACTTATTATTCCTTGATATCATCAAGGGGAGTGTGCTTTCGGGTAAATCGAAAGTGAAGGCGTCTGGAGCAGACCCCTTCTTCGGTCACGCATCGATGCTAAACAAGCAACTAGCGTACCATCCACACCACTGGGTACGGAAGAGAGCTAACAAGCTCCTCTATATATCCAACTACAACGCCGCCGTTCGTCAGAACGGCTCAATGGCGTCGCTCCCGAGAGTCCTCGGGGGGATCGACCTGGCCATTGGCCAGACAGTAGAGTGGGAAACCCCACTCTTCCGCAAGAAGTACTTACCGTACTTCGAAGCAATCCTAAGGTCAAATGACCTTGGATTTCACACCTTTGTAACACTGTTACAAGGCATTTACATGGCAAACCCAAAGGGGGTGCCATACAGCAACCTGCCCTCCGAGCTGGAGGACATCATGACTCGTCTTGCGACGACGAAGGTTACTAACGTCAACACGTTGATGCCGACATACATGCTAGACAAACCAATGTCTGAGCGTTTACGTTACATAGGTAACGAACTAAGGATGCAATCACTTTCATACTTAGTAACAGAACTTGCGAGGCGTCAAGCCTTCTGGGAACTGTGGAAGCAGGAGTCTGT